TGGCACTACCAAAGGCCGCCCGCTGGAATCTTGCCCCGCTTGCATTGCCGCTAAACGGCGCGGGTGCATCAGAATCAGATCAGCGCCTGCGAAACGGTTGCTGTTGATCTGTTGGATACCATCAACAATTTTGCTGTAAGTTTCAGCGGCGGTAGGTGAACCGTCAGTATAAGTAATAGCGTTAGTTCCGCTAATGTTTGACAGTCCGAGCAAATTACCTGATGAACCTGAGCCGTGTATTACTTGATCTTCTACTGAAGTAGCTACAGCGCCCATCATGTCAGCGGCAATAAGGGCATCTATGCCGGTACCGCGCTCAACTGCTTGGCGTGAAATTTGTTGCCCTGAAGCAATAGTTCTAACGTCAGCGGTTAGCAAAGTGTCGTCAATATCTGTTTCAGATACTGCGGCGTTTTCTGATGCTTGCGCGGTGGCGCTTGCGCCTGTAGTTACGCGGCTGATGTTAATTGTCATTCCTGAATCAGGAAGTGGAAGGCTGGTGCATTGGTCCGAGAATGGCCGGCCTGCTCTGCTTAATTCAGCGGCTAGTTGTGTCAAATATTGTGGCACGACCAAACCGGCATAGTTGGCGGTTGTTCCGTCGCGGTATTCAACAGCCATTTCTTCACGGTGGCGGCGAATACGATCACTTGCGTCTATGTCGCCATTGAATTGGCTGTTATACATATCCTGAAAGAAAGAATTACTGCGGTTTTCTTCAGCGTAGGTGAGTGGTTCGTTAGTAACTACCACGTTGCCTACTGCGCGGGTTTCGGTGTCGTCAGTTGCGTTTACCTCTGCGCGCAATTTAGCGGCTTCAAGGTTAGCTACCTGTACGGCGCGAAGCTCTGCGATTCTAGTGTCAAGCTCATCAGCTCGAACGCTTAAATCTTTAAGGCTTTGATCTTCTGTTTCGGTTAAGTCGCGTTCTTCGTCAGCGGCACGCGTGACTAGGGAAGTCTGTGTTTCGCTGATCTCTGCCCGCTCTTCAACCAACTGGTCTAAGAGTTTCATTATTTTTTCTCCAAATAGGTTTAATGTTTTCCTGCTTCGGGTGCTGTCGGGTGGCTTGATCGGGCCGGCGCGAATAGCGGCGCTAAGCGTTAAAAAGAATAATACAGCCTGCGTTAAGGCTTGACAAGTAAATGCCGCCAATGAGCCAAACGCGGGGCGATTTCTTCATCATCGGGATCATAGGCTCTTACCGCTAATACTTTCGCGTCAGTGTAGGCTTGTTGCCCCGTTGTGATTAAACCGACATGATCTAGTTTTGCTTCTAAGCGTTGTATGTTTTGCCGGCCATTCACTGTCGTGGTTTTGTTCCGTACTGGTATAAATCCTACTGACAGGCCGGTAACCATACCGTCGGCGGCTAGCGTGCGGGCTTCTTCCCCACGTGGAGTGTTAGCTAACTTAAATTCACCAATTAGGCCTTCACTTGATTTTTCCCACCGTACCGACATACCAACAGGAAACGCGGCGGTGTCGTGTTGCTCCAAGAGCGGTATGCGGTTTCCGCGTTCTTTTATGCTTTTATCAAACGTGTTGCTGGTAAACGTTTCGATGTAACTATTGTTGTCATATTGGCCATGTATAGGAGCTACTAAACCGGTTAAATAGTGGCCGTCGGTTTCGTCGCGGGTTTCTATTTCAGCAAATTCAATAGTTCTGGTTTCTATGTTCATAGCGTCACTTCTAGGGTTCCTTGTGTGGTGTCTGGCAGGTCTTCTAAGCGCCTGATTTCGTCTACGGTAAGCCACCCTGCCTCTAGTGCTATCTTGTGCGCCTCGTAGCGTTCTCGGCGGTCTGCGCGTTGGAAGTCGTCAGTATCAAATAATGCGACCTGCCCGCGTGGCAGTAAACCGCTAAACGCTTGTTCAATTCGGGACATGTAACCGCGTAGCGTGAATAAAATAAAGTTTCTAGCGTCTTGCTGAACATTCGAATACGTCTTACTAGAACTGATTGGGACACCCACCATGTGAGCAGGTACCCCAAATATCGTACATATCTGCTCTGCGCTGAAACGTCTACTTTCTAATAGTTGTAGGTCGTCAGGGCTGAAACTTAACGGCTGATAACTTAAACCGCCTGATAACACGGCTGGTGATTTTTGCCGGCCGGCGTGCGCTTTCATAAACGCGTTCTTTAATTCGGTGGCTTCTTCTTGGCTTAATTCGCTAGGGCTGTTAATAACGCCGCTAGGGATACTGCCATTAACGTGCATTTCGCTAGCTGATTCGTCACCGGCTAGGGATAACGCAAGAGTTCGACGCTGTAACTGCAACGGACCTGCGCCCATTAAGGAACCGGCGCTAATCACTCCACCCCGCACGTGCAAGATTTGAGAACTATCGTACTGTTTCCCGTTTATTTTATACGATATAGCACCGGTAGAGTCCAACTGCACTGTTACAGCGTCAGGCGATAACAGGATCGCGGTTTGTGGGAACCCGAACCTGTCATTATTGCCTAAAAGAAAGTACGCATTACCACGAATAACCAAACTAGACACCGCACTTGAAAGAGTGTCTATCCTTGTTTGATTAGGGTCTGGTTGGCGAAGTATGGCGGGCGTGGGGTCTAAACGCGTATCATCGCGATAAGCACCAAAGGGTAGGGAACCTATCGAATCGCTTATTAGCTGTACACAACGGTACGCGGCAGGAATTGACATCACCGTGCCTTCAGTAACGTTCAAACCACCGGTTAGGGATTGTGGCGGTATATACCGGTCAGGCAACGTTATATTAGTTGCCCTTGTTTGTCTGTTAAAAAGGCTATTGAATATCATGTTGTTCTATCGCTACCCCAATAACTATTAAAGTTACGCCCGCCGCAAGTAAACCTACAGCAGGGTTTAATAGAATATGTAAAGCCGTCACTACTGCGCCGGCTCCTGTTAGTTCTGCCGCTAATGCGACGTATTTACGTTTTATCATAGTCTGTTTTGTCTCACCTTTAGTGTATAGCAACTTTTTTATCTGGTGAAGTTAATCCTGCGATCAACGCAAACCTCGCAATAGTGCAAGCCACTAACGGCGTGATATCTACGTTGCTTTTACGACTCCACGCCCACTGTTCACCAAGCTTACGTTTCGTAGCTCCTTCAATAGCTGTTTGTAAACGGATATCACCCAAATGGGCAATAGTACCCTCTTCTACCGCGTCAAAGAAACTGCCGCAGGCTTGGCCATACTGTCGCATATTGACAGGGATAATATGCACGCCTTCTGCTTCTAGTTCGCCTATCAGTGATGATGCCGCCGCGCCTGAATCTATAACAAACGGCATCTTCCACTTTTCGTGCAATTGTAAAATGCGGTCCTTCAGCCACCCTATGCGGTTTTCGTTTTCGATTACTTCTAGGCAAGTAAACGCGCCGTTAATGCCTGCCGCCCCGATACTGGCCCTATCGCGGTCAGGGCTGACATCTATACCAAACACCATATAGCTACCGATTTGAACATCATGTTTAATAAGTTGTTGCCACTTGTCAGGATCGATAACGATTTGGCTAACAAGACTTGGCCAGACGTTTAGCCACTCTTGGCTAAAAATCATAGGGTCGGTTGTTTGTACCGCTTCCCGAACGGCGGTTAATGTTACCCCGTTTTTTTCTTCTAACGTGGGTATAGCTTCATGCCAAACGTTCTCATCATAAATATCAAAATTGTCTTGGTAGGGTGTCCATTCATGCCAAGACAATGAAGGTGAATCTTCATGTCCTAACTTTCGGTAATGCTGTAGAAGCGTGCTATACGGCCCGCCTGCGTTGCTAGTAATCCATAGTTGCGCTGATTCTTTTGTTGCCATTGTTGGCTGTACCGCAGACACTAACCGTAAATCATGCGCTAAAGCTTCGTCTATAACGGCTAAATCTACGGTTAAACCCCTTGCGCCAGTGTTTGACGGAGTTATTACGCGGTAGCTACTGCCGTTGTTCATGTAAAGGGCTTCTTGGCCGTTGGCCCTAACGTAGCGTTTAATGCGTTTACTAAACGGCGTGCTCATAAGCGCTTCTACATGCTCGTCAAATTTTAAGCGTGCCGCGTTTCTGTCCTGTGAAGTAAAAATTGTCAGCGTGTTCGGTTTCAACAATTCAAGCGCGATACGAAACACTAACAACGTGGTTTTACCGTTCTGCCGGCCAACAGTAGCGCCAACCGTTCGATAACTATAGTTACCGTTTTCGTCTAACTCTAAAGCCGTATCAGCAACCTGTTTCTGCCACTCAAACAGTTCAAACCCTAAAAGGTTAGCTACCTGTTCTAAAGCAGGGCCGTGACTGTCACGGTCAGGGTTGCGGGGTGTCGCCCATCTCGGTGGTTTCATCACTACCTTTTTTTAATTCGTTCGTAAACGCTTCTAAAATAAAATCATGAATATGGAGTTGAAGCTTAAGCCAACTTTCCATAATCGGGTCATACCGTTCGTTTTCTAGTTTGTCAGCTTGTTCGCTCATCACAACCAACTATAAATACAAGCGCGGCAAGTAAACAAGCTTTGACCTTTTAACGGTTCTTCATCACGTTTTTCTAAATCGTCTTTTTTCTTTTTACCTTCATCGCCAGTGCCAGTAACAAACACATCACCGCACTTACGACAATGAACATAAAATTCTTCTTCTTCATTTTCTGCCATTTCTGCCACTTTCCAAAAGGTATCTAACCTTATATTTTCTAAACGTTTCTTATACCATCTACGGCACTTGTGACATAAACCGTGCTGATCCGCCAAGTTGTCGCATTCAATGCATTTAGCCGCCATTTGATAGTTCTTTGCTTAATTGTTCCCAAACATCAGAATCAGCCTCCACCCCTAACCGGTCTAAACACTGGAATAGTTGAACAATCAGGCCGGCGAACAGGCGCGCGTCATAAACGCCTATTTCGCATTTGTCTAACGCTTCAGCAATACCAAGCAGGGCGGTAGCTAAAACGGCGTTAGCGTTTGGTAACGTAGCTAAAACAACCTTCGCGGCTTCAGTGTGTCTGCCTTGTTCTACCATTGTCGGGTGCTCTTAATCTTTCTACGTCGATCATTCACAATTTTCGCTCCTAAATGACTATTACAAGATTTACACGCCGGTACAAGTTCACCGTGCCATAGCTCTGGACAGGGCGCTGAAT